GGCCATGGGTTCAAATGATTGATCCTCAAACTGGAGAATTAGTATATTCACCAGCATCAACAGTAATTCCAGGAGTTTATGTATTTACAGATGCTTCAAGTGAACCATGGTTTGCACCAGCTGGATTAACTAGAGGAGCTTTAGGACAAGTAGTTAGAGCTGAAAGAAAATTAACAGCAACTAATAGAGATACTTTGTATGAAGCAAATGTTAATCCATTAGCAACATTCCCACAAAGTGGAGTAGTAGTATTTGGTCAGAAAACTTTACAGAAAAGAGCTAGTGCCCTAGATAGAGTAAATGTGCGTAGATTGTTAATTGCTCTTAAAGGATTTATTTCTGGAGTAGCTGATAATTTAGTATTTGAACAAAATACAATTGCTACAAGAAATAATTTCTTAAGTGTAGTAAACCCATATTTAGAAGGAGTACAACAAAGACAAGGATTGTATGCATTTAAAGTAGTAATGGATGATACTAATAATAATCCAACTGTAATAGATAGAAATGAGTTAGTAGGACAAATATTCTTACAACCAACTAAAACAGCTGAATTTGTAATATTAGATTTCAATGTATTACCAACTGGAGCAACATTCCCAGCATAAAAATTAAAAAGATAAATATTTATAATAAAATAAAATAATAAAATGGCAGTATTAGATCCAAACGAAATATTTTTTACAGCTTTTGAGCCAAAACAAGCAAATAGATTTGTCATGTATATTGACGGTATCCCAGCTTATTTGGTAAAAGAAGTAGGGGCTGTATCTTTAACACAGGGAACAGTTGAATTAAATCATATTAATGTATCAAGATATGTAAAAGGTAAATCCACTTGGGATCCAATCTCTTTAACATTATTTGACCCAATTACCCCTTCAGGTGCACAAGCAACTATGGAATGGGTACGTTTGCATCATGAATCAGTTACTGGTCGTGATGGGTATAGTGACTTCTATAAGAAAGATCTTACTTTCAATGTACTTGGCCCTGTAGGAGATATCGTATCAGAATGGATTATCAAAGGTGCTTTTATAACTCAAGCTTCATTTGGAGATTACAATTGGGATACAGTTGATACAGCACAAAATATTTCACTTACAGTACAACCTGATTATTGTATTTTAAATTTCTAAAATTTTACCCACCCCTGATTAGAAAATAGCTTGGCTTTTGCCAGGCTTTTTCTTATTTTACCTATATGGTTCAAAACTATTCAGATTTTTTATCTTCTACTGAAATTAATTTAATAAAAGAAGAAGTATATAATTTAAAACAATATTGGAAACATTCTTCTCAATATCGAAATTCACATTTATTACCCTACAAAGATACTCCCCTTATAGAAGTTTTAAAAGACCAATATAAAGCAGAATATCTTCTAGGGGATGCTTTATACAGATTAGAGGGACATAAAGAAGATATAACGTTAGAAACCCAATTTGTGTTGTTAGAAACATTTCATTGGTTATATACAAAAATTACAAATAAAATTACAGAAATTACTTCAATAACATCTGAATTAGAACCTAATCTTACTATTCCTGGATTTCATGTATATGCTAATAATATTCAACCTTTTAATGAATTTAATTATCATGTAGATACTAGTATTTTAGATTATTATCCTACTATTGATACTAATAAAATATATTCTTTTGTATCTCTTATAGAGTGTAATGGAATTACTCCTTATTTAGATTATAAAACAGGAACTAAAGAATATAAATTAGGAAGTCTACATATATGGAATGGAAATTTAAATCATAGAATAGGTGGATTTGAATTAAAAAAAGGAGATTCAAGAATAACTTTTCAAGGTCATTATTATTATGATTCAAATACAAAAACAAATAAACTATTTTTTTAAAAATTATGTGGAAATGTAATAAAAGTTTATTACATTAATATTTATAAACGCACAAAAACGTTATTAATAAATAAAGATTATGGCCGAATTTAAATTAGCTACTGAAATTGTAGACTTACCCTCAAAAGGATACTTATATTCTAAAGATTCTCCTTTAGCAGAAGGAAGAATTGAAATTAAATATATGACTGCTAAAGAAGAAGATATTCTTACTAATTCTTCTTATATCCAAAAAGGAACAGTATTAGATAAACTATTTCAATCATTAATTGTTTCTAAAATAAATTATAATGATTTATTAATAGGAGATAAAAATGCAATTATGATCGCAGCTCGTATTTTGGGGTATGGTAAGGATTATAATTTTACATATGAAGGAGTAGAAGAAACAGTTGATCTAACTGATGTAAATAACATTGAAATAGACGAAGAATTATTTAAATCCGGTAAAAATGAATTTAATTATACATTCCCTCATTCGGGTAATGAAATTACATTTAAATTATTAAATCATGGAGATGAAGTAAAAATCCAACGTGAATTAGATGGTTTAAAGAAAATAAATAAAAATGAAGATCCTACTCTTACTACAAGATTAAAACATATGATTTTATCAGTAGAAGGAAAAACAGATAAAAAAGATATTCGAGAGTTTGTAGATAAATATCTACTGGCACGAGATGCTCGTGCCTTAAGAGAATATATTAAGTCAATATCTCCTGATGTAGATTTAACTTTTTTTCCCTCTGGTAGCGAAACAACAAAAACAATTCCAATTGGGGTTGGATTTTTTTGGCCTGACTTTGGAAAATAGTCAAACCTACAGAAAAAATTTATTTACTCAAATACACAACATAGTCTTCCATGGAAATGGAGGCTATGATTGGTTTACAATATATAATATGCCTATTTGGCTTCGTAAATTTACATTCCATGAGATAAATGAATATAATAAAGCTCAAAATGAAAGAGCAAATAAGTCAAAAAATAAAGATTCTTTAGTTAATTCCAAAGGTCAAGTAAAAAGACCTCAATTTAAAAACAAGTCTAGTTATAAGTAAAATTATTTCTTTTAATATTTATAACAAAATACCCTTATGGCATTAGGAGACGATATAAAAAAAGGTAAAATAGAGGCTCAGGAGTTTAAACAAATTATAATGGATTTGGACTCAACTCTTAAGTCCCTATCTGTTACTTTTGCTGAAAGCATTACTAAACAAACTCAAAATGCTAATCAGGAAGCTCAAAAATTAGCAAAAAGTTATTCCCAAGATTTAACAAAAGGTATTAAAGAAGCTAGTAAACAAAATGAAATACTAGAAGATATACAAGCTAGTCTTAATCAGGGAAATAAAATTTCTTTAGCCCAACAAAATAAAATAGCAAAAGCTGAAAGGGCACAATTAGTAACTTTACGAAAAATAGAACAAGCTAAACAAGAAGGAATTGTTTTAAATGCTGAAGAATTAGTTGATTTAGAAGCTACATTTAAAAAACAAAACAAAATTACAGCTGCTATTGGAGAACGAGCTGATGCCCAAGAAAAATCTTTAGGTGCGGTTGGGAAAATCTCAGATGCCTTTACTGGTTTATTAGACAAACTAGGAATGGGTAGTTTAAATAAGTTTTTTAATTTAGATAAGGCAAATAAAGCATCTAAAAAAACATTAGAAAATTTAGGTAGTAGTGTATCCGCAGGTAAAAAAATAAGTGTTGTTACTGGGAACATAGTTAAAAATTTAGATTTTGCAGGGTTAGGAGCAGGTGCTTTATTTAGTTTAGCTGGTAAACTATTTGATCAATTTAAAAAGGCAGATCAATCTACAACTGAAATTGCTCGTGGTCTTAGTATGTCCAAAGCTGAAGCTAAGGAATTTAAAAAAGAAATGATGGAAACTAGTGGAGGGATTCTTTCCACTAATGTTTCATTAAAAGAACAGAAAAAAACTGTAATGGCTCTAAATAAAGAGCTAGGTGGTACTGCAATAGCCTTTAATAAAAATATTTTAGCCGGTGCAGCAGATACATTAAACAGACTTCATCTATCAGAAGAAGCAGTAGGTAACATGGCTAAATTAGCTATGGTTACTGGTAAAAATTTTAAAGCATTAGAAAAAGAACAAGCTAAAGGAGTTTTAGATGCTGAAAGAGAATTTGGGGTTAGATTAAAATTATCAGATGTCTTAGATGAAGCTAATAAAATAACAGGTTTAGCCCGAGTTAATGCTATGGGTATTGAAGGTGGTTTAACAAAAGCAGTTGCTACAGCTAAATCTTTAGGTATTGAAATGAGTGCAGTTGCAGGGTCTGCGGAGTCATTATTAGATTTTGAATCTTCTATTCAAAAAGAATTAGAGGCAGAATTATTAATTGGTAGAGATTTAAATTTAGAAAAAGCTAGGGCAGCAGCTTTAGCAAATGATCAAGAAGCATTAGCTAGAGCATTAGTTGAAGAAGCAGGTAGTTTAGAAGAACTACAAAGTATGAATGTTTTTCAACAAAAAGCATTAGCAGCATCACTAGGAATGAGTGCCGATCAATTAGCAGATAGTTTAATGACTCAAGAAGCATTATCTACACAAGCACAGGAAGATTTAGATAGAGATGCTCAAGCAGCTTTAAATAATGAAAAAATGCTTTCTTTACAAGAAAAACAAACACTAGCAATGGAAAAATTTTCTGAAACAGTTCAAATGTTAGGTCCATTATTATTAGTAGCAGCAGCAGCTGCAGCTGCAATTGCTATTGCTATGTCATTTGGTACTGCAACTCCTTTAGTTGTTGGGGGTATATTAGCAACAGCAGCAGCAGTTGGTGGTATAATGTCTCTTAGTAACGTAGAAGATGGTGTAGCACCACCAGGATCAGGACCTTTTACTATTACAGATAAATTTGGTGCTACTACAGTAACAGCAGCGGGTGATGGTTTAGCAGTTTCTCCTAATATAAATACACAAGGCGGAGCAGGGGGTAATGCTAATATGGGTGAAACAAATATGTTATTAAAACAAATTTTAAACAAAGAAGGAACAGTAAAAATGGATAGTACTGAAGTAGGTACAGCTTTTTCTGTAGGTTCTAGACAAATACAATAACTTAATATTTATAATAAAAACAATAATTATGGGACTTTTAGACAAATTAACACAAGGTAACTCTAATTTAACAGGGTTAAATGGTGGTACACCATCTACACCTGATTTTGCATTATCAAAATTACATGATACTTACTCAGCAGATGGTATTCCTAAAGTAAATGGTAAACCAGCACCTTCAAATTTAACATCAGGTGATCCAGTAAAGTATTTAGATAATTTACCAAGATAATATAACATGGGACTCTTAGATTTAACAACAGACCTTAAATCTTTAAGGTATGGTAAAGACCGTATAGGTGGAGGGAGTAGTAAAGAACCCTTTATTACTACATCTATAGACAGTACTCCTGGAGATACTGGTGGTCCTGATTTTCTTCTAAGAGCAAATGCTTTACAACATACTGCTGATGATACTTCAAGGATATTCCAATATTTAAAAAGTCCAAAAGGAATACAATTTGCATTAAAACAAAATCTACTATCTAGAACAGCAGTTAGGGCTCAAGCTAGTGGTCTTGTTATGAATGATGGGGTGTACCTACCAACTTCTACTTTAGCCCAAGTAGGACTTAGTGGTGCCGGGAGTCATTTATTAAAACAAGGTATAAATCCTTTTGCAAATACAACAGCTAATGCTGCTAATACAGGTATAGGAATTATTGATAACATAGCTAATTTCTTATCTGATAGTTTACCTTTATCAGCACCCTTTTATGTTAAAAAAGTTACTAAGTCTCAACCTATTTCTGAAAATAGATTAACTAATTTAGTTGATTATAAAATGGGGGTAGCAGCTCAAACCACTAATCCTTTTAGTTCTTTTTTAGATAATATTACAAGTGGTCAAGGTGTTGGGGGTTTTTTAGGTGGATTTGGAGGAGGATTATTAAATAATATTTTAGCTACATCTGCAACTGCAGGTCAAAAATTCAATAGTATTTCTTTAAATAAGGATGAAATATTAAGATATGATGGAGGTCCTGGATCAGCATTAGGTCTTGGTCAAACATCTTTAAAAAGGGTAACAGTAACTAATAATGAAGAACCTTATCTTCTTAACTATAGTGAATTAGTAGCAGTAGGAGATTCAAAAACTTCAAAAGCCCAAACTTTACTTGATTTTAGATCCCTAAAAAACCCAGAATCAAACCAATCTGTAATATCCACAACTTTAGATTATACTAGAGATAATATAGAAAATAGAGTACATTTAGGTAATCCTGGAAGAAGAAATAAAAATTTATCTAATTATAATATTGGAACTGGAGATGGTCCCTTAGATAAAATAAATGCCTTACCCTTATATCTTTCTGAAAATGTAGTAGGTTCTTATAAAGGAGATAATATTAAAAATGATTTAATAAAATTTAGAATAGGTATATTAAGTAATGAATATGATAATTTAAAAACATACATTCATTTTAGAGCATATATAGATAGCTTTTCAGATAATTACTCAGCAGGTTGGTCTGAAGAAAAATTTATGGGTAGAGCTGAAAGTTTTTATAGGTATAATTCTTTTAATAGATCAATATCTATGGGGTGGACTTTAGCTGCTCAATCTGTAGATGAGTTAATTCCTATGTATCAAAAATTAAACTTTTTAGCTTCTAGTTTAGCACCTGATTATAGCCACCAGGGATATATGCAAGGAAATTTAGCATATTTAACTATGGGTGGATATTGTTATGAACAACCTGGTATAATTACAAGTTTAAATTTATCGTATCCAAAAGAATCACCCTTTGAAATTGATACTAATAGTAAATCTGGAAGAAATGATGGAGGGAAAAAAACTAAAGAACTACCCCATATTATGACTGTTACTGGATTTGAATTTAAACCTATCCATAATTTTGTACCTCAAATTCAACAAAATAATTATGAGGGTCTTGTAGAAGGAGGTGCATCATTTATATCTAAATTTGGTGATGAAAGATATATTGCTTTAAGAAATCAAAATGGAAATAATTATGATGGTACTGATGGTACAGAAAATTTTACAGTACCTTCTTCTAAAACAGAACAAGAACAAGCTTCAGTTGATATAAATAATACTGAAGAAGCTATAGGAACAAATACAGATAATACTGAAACAGCTTAATATGAATAGATACGATTATACAAATTTATTTGGAAGAGATTTTTTATATTTTGGAACTACAAAATATCCATCCCCTCCCTTAAGTTCCTCAGATATATATGTTATTACTCAAGAAAATGACAGATATGATCAATTAGCCCAAAAACATTATGGTGATTCTAGTTTATGGTGGATTATTTCTACTGCAAATCCTAATTTAAAACAAAATTCATATTTTCCACCTGTAGGTATACAAATTAGAATACCACAAGATATAGCAGCTATATTAAATAGTTTTAAACAATTAAATGAAAGATAGTTATGACAGGAAATCTAATAGGAGAAGAATTTGATGATTATGTTTTTAATCAAATAAATCAAAGACAAACCCTTTCAGGAAAAGGGTATGATGTAACTAATTTAGAAGATTCTAATCTTTTATCTCCAAGAGAAATTAATTTATTAAATAATAAATCTTCATTTATTAAATTAGCATCTGGAGTTGACTTTTTTAGTTATTTAGATATCCCAACTTTTGATGAAGCTTATAAATCTGGTGCTATAGATCCTAATGGTATTTTTGAGTGGGGGGGAGCACATAGAAAAAAGGATACAGACGATGAAAAGAAAAATGGTTATATAATATTAGATAGAGGTGAGAAGGAATATAAATTATATAAAGAACAAATAAAACAAAATAACAAAAACCAAAGATTAATGGGAATTCAAAAACTCAGAAATATAGGTTTTAGTTTAGAAGAAGCAAAAAGTTTTTCAAATACTAATCAATTAGCAAAAAGTGCAGTATTATTTGCAGGTTTAGGTTCACTTCAATCTGGTAAGATTAAATCAAGATTTGGAATTTCCCAAGATGGTAACTCAATTTGGAATTCTGATTCAGCTTATGGGCTAGGAGGAAATCAATTTGGTAAACAACCAATGCCTGGTATTACATCGGCTACTGTAAATTGTATAAATAGAGGATCAATTAGATCTGCAACAATACAAATTAAAGCCTATAATACTTTTCAATTTCAATTAATTGAATTATTATATTTAAAATTAGGTTTTACTATGATGTTAGAATGGGGACATAATAAATATTTTAGTAGCGAAGGATTTTTAGAAGAAGTAGGAGAAACTCTGATAGAAGATTCATTTTTTTCATCATCTCCTAAAACACAATTAAGTGTATTAAAAGATATTGAAAACTATAGAGAAAAATACCAAGGTAATTATGATGGGTTTTTTGGTAGAGTAACTAATTTTGATTGGGATTTCTCCCCAGATGGTACTTATAATATTACCATAAAATTAGTAACTTTAGGAGATATTATAGAATCTTTACAAGTAAATATTCCTGCCCCTATAAATTCTCTATCTTCAGATAAATCTGAAATTAATGGTTCAAACACAATAGAGGTATGGTTAAATAAATGGGAAAAACGTAATGCTAAAGTTGGGGGTTCAACAACAGCATATAGACCTAATAAAAAATATTTAAATCTTTTAAATGCTAATTGGGAAAGACAAGATAATAATGAAATTTTTAGATATACTAACCCTGATGGGTCAATTTTTAATGGTACTAGAAACCAAGTTAAGGCACAAATCCGAAAAAATTTAATTAAAGAGTACAAAGAGGAAACTGGAGAAGAAGGTTTCAATAAAGAAAAATTTCAAGAAGAACTAAATAGTTTTAAATCACAACTTAATTCACAATTTAATATTACAAATGGGTTAACTAAAATGAATAGTTATTATACTACATTTGGAAATTTATTAGATGCTATACAAAAATATGTAGTACCTAGAGTAGTAAGTGGAGATCTAGATTCTCCTTTACTATCTATTGGAACAGATGAAGATATTAATATTGTTAGTGCCCAACCTAATCAAATTTCATTTGATATTAGTAAATGTTTTATTAAACCTTCATTGAATATTGAAGGAGTTACTCCTCCTCAATTTTTACAAAATCAAAAAATTAAAGATTTTTTAGTTTTAGAAAAAACTGGTGATAAAGAAGATATAATTTATGGTAAATTAATGAATGTATACCTAAATTTTTCTTTTATAAGATCATGTTTAAATAAAAATATATCAAAAGAAGGAACTTTAGGTTTATTTAATTTCCTTTCATCTATATGTGATGGAATTAATAGTTCATTAGGTAATGTAAATAAAATAGAACCTGTAATTAATACTGAAATTAATGAAATAGTATTTATTGATCAAAATCC